AAGACCAGCCATGCAGAGGTTGGCGGTAAGCACAAAAGATACTGGTGAGGCACAAAAATTATTGGCACTTGCTTTAGATATTTCAAAAGGTCGAGGGCTTGAATTAGAAACTGTGGCAAATGCTTTAGGTCGTGCTCAGGATGGAAATACTACTGCGCTTGGCAGATTAGGACTTGGCTTATCTAAAGCTGAACTTGCAACTTTATCATTTACAGATGTTCAAGATAAATTATCTAATTTATATGGTGGAGCGGCAGCTGCAAACGCTGAAACATTTCAAGGAAAGATTGATCGCTTAAAGGTTGGCTTTGATGAGGCTAAAGAAAGTCTTGGCGTTGCATTATTGCCACAAGTTGAGAAATTTATTACTTTTTTAAATACAACTGGCGTTCCTGCGTTGGAAAGTTTTATTGCTGGATTAACTGGTGATGATGGATTGAACAATGCTTTTACAGAAACTCAAAGAACTGCTTTTGCAGTAGGTAACGCAATTGCCGTTGTTGCAAGACAAATACAAGGCTTTATAACATTTTTAAGCGAAGCAATTGGTTTGATAATTGGTTTAACTAATGAAGCAATTAGAGCAATTAATTTAATTAAGCCAGGTGCTGATATTGGTTATATATCAAATCCTTCACGCGTTACAGGATCTCTTGGTATGACATCAGTTCCTAACACAAGTGCATTATCATCTTTAGGAGTAAGCCAACAAGTAACCAATAACATTACAGTTCAAGCCGTAGATCCAGAAGGAGCTGCTAGAGCGGTTGCTAAAATATTAAATGACAGCGCATCAAGGGCAACTCCACAGCTGTACAACAATGGTATTCGAGGCGGTTAATGTCAGTTTTTACTCCTGATTGGAAATTAACTGTTGCTGGAGTTGAATACACAGATATTACAATTAGCGACATTACTCACGCAGCAGGGCGCGATGATATTTATGAACAACCAAACCCATCTTATTTACAGGTTGAGTTAATATCTTTATCAGGTAGCACATTACCCTTTGAGATTAATGACAGTTTATCTTTACAAGTTAAAAATAGTTCAGGAACTTATGTAAATCTATTTGGTGGCAACATAACAGATTTAACAGTTGCAGTTGGCGCAACTGGTCAATTGGCGACAGTTATTAATTACACAATCTTGGCTATGGGATCTCTTGTTAAACTTGCTAAAGAAATTTATAATGACGCACTTTCTCAAGATTTAGATGGTGCTCAAATCCTTACTTTGCTAGAAAGTGTATTGGCTGGAACTTGGAACGATGTGCCAGCAGCTTCAACATGGGTTGGATATGATGCAACTGAAACATGGGCTAATGCTTTAAATCTTGGTTTAGGTGAGGTAGATGCTGGACTTTACACAATGGAACAAAGAACAGCCGATCCTGATACTGTTTATAATATTGCTTCATTAATAGCAAACTCAGCCTTTGGATATTTATTTGAGGACAATCAGGGAAATATCGGGTATGCCGACGCAGACCATAGGCAAACATATCTGTTAGCAAATGGTTATACTGATCTTTCAGCAAATCAGGCTTTTGGATCTAATCTTAAAATCATTACTAAGTCAGCCGATATCCGCAACGATATTTATATCAATTACGGAAACAACTTTGGATCTCAAAAGGTTGCCAGTAGCGCAGCTTCAATCGCTCTTTATGGATACAGGGCGCAAAGCATAAATAGCGTAATCCATTCAGCCGTTGATGCTCAAGAGGTTGCCGATCGTTACATCGATCTAAGAGCTTATCCTCAACCTTTATTGCAGAGTATTACATTCCCAATAACTAACCCTGAAATTGATAACGGAGATCGTGATGCTCTTTTGGGAATATTTATGGGGCAGCCTATAAACCTTCAGGATTTACCGATAGCAATAGCTGGAGGAGAATTTGAAGGATATGTTGAGGGCTGGAAATGGAGCACTCGATTTAATGAACTATTTTTAACTATTAATCTTTCGCCAGTAAGTTTCAGTCAGGTCGCTATGCGATGGAATACTGTGCCTGTTGGCGAGGCTTGGAACACCCTATCCGCTATACTAACATGGGAAAATGCGACAATAGTCGCCTAAAGGAGAAGCATGGCAACAACTACTAATTATGGCTGGACAACTCCAGACGATACAGCGTTAGTTAAGGATGGCGCAGCTGCAATCCGAACGCTTGGAAGTTCAGTTGATACAACAACTAAAAATCTTAACCCAGAAACAACTCTCGGTGATATTGCTTATCGTTCATCATCAGCAAATGTAAAAACAAGACTTGGAATAGGATCATCAGGACAGGTATTAACTGTTGCAGCTGGCGTGCCATCATGGGCAACTCCTACATCATCTCCATTAACAACTAAAGGTGATATTTTTACATTTTCAACAGTTGGCGCAAGGCTACCTGTTGGCACAAACGGACAAGTTTTAACAGCCGATAGCACAGAAGCCACAGGATTAAAATTTGCTACTCCTGCAAGTGCTGGATTTGTTGGATGTAGTCTATATAACACAACTAGCCAATCGCTTACAAATAACACAATTACAGCAATTACATATAATGCGGAAAACTTTGATACTGATACATTCCATGATAATTCAACAAACACATCAAGGGTTACAATTCCAACAGGTAAAGCAGGAAAATATTTAATCAACTTTATGACTAATTGTGACGGTGGATATTCAGGCATTTGGGAAACATGGTTATACAAAAATGGTTCATCTTTAGCTGGTGTTTTTGCTACTCCTTCATTTACAAGCCCATATAATTATGGTGCGTTTGTAATTTTTAGTGGAGTTTTTGAGTTTGCTGTTGCAGATTATTTTGAAATGTATATGCGACAAACTAAAGGCTCAACAATATCAATTTATAACAATTCTGGCGGTGGATTTTTAAACGCTACTTATTTAGGAGCATAATATGGAACTATGGGAAAAAATTATTGAAGCGTATCCTGAAATAAACCCATCAGATCATTTCGGTCAATTAGGTATTTCTTTGAGAGATGACGCAGATGGCGTTGGCGCTTATATTGCCAAATGGGAATACTCTAAGCCAATACCTAGTGGGCTTAAATTGGGCAAACCTAAAAAGTAATGAAACCATTTTTATCCAAAGCAGCAGCGCAATTAAGAGAGCAGATTGATGATAGCTTCTCAAGCCGTTTGCGTTCAAGCGATGGGTGGATTGGCGATGATAAACATTCATTACGAAAGAGCGACCACAATCCAGATGAAACAGGTGCAGTTCGAGCAATTGATATTGACGCTCGGCTTTCTGACGACAAAGGGATTTCAACATATCTGGCAGATCAAATTCGACAATATGGGAAGGATCATGGGCGCGTCAGTTATGTGATCCATCAAGAGAAAATTGCTTCGCCTTTGCTTGGATGGCGTTGGCGTAAATATAAAGGCAATCCTCACAATCATCACATACACATTTCTTTCAAGAAAGATCAAGATGGCAACTCTGCCTTTTTTGATATCCCATTACTCGGAGGCAAAATATGAAACTATCTAAAAAACACAAAGCAGCGATTAAGTCATATCTAAGAGCTGTGGCTGCATCAGGAGTTACTGTTGCTCTTGCAATTGTTGGAGATGTTAAGCCTGAATATGCAGTATTGCTTGGTGCGGTAATTGCTCCTATGATTAAAGCAATTGATCCAAAGGAGAATGAGTATGGAGTTGGTTCTGAAAAATGACACCGACAGAATGGGCTGGCTTCGCCGCCGCTATCTCCGCCGTATTAGTAAGTTTCTTTGCGGGTCTGCGTTATCTTATTAGAGGATGGCTTTGGACATTAACTCCAAATGCTGGTAGTTCCTTAGCTGATAGGCTTGCAAGAATTGAAACACGCCAAGAGGAGTTAATCCGCTTTTTGCACAATCAGAAGTAGAATTGTGATATGGCGAACACACGAAAACATATCAAACGCAAAAAGATCAATCGTCGCGTAGTTCGCCAATCTCCTGAACCATTAAGCAAAATTGATCAGCATTATACAGCTCTCCACGAATGTTATAAAGCAGCTCGCAAAGCAGGATTTACTCCTGAACACGCATTTTGGCTAATGACAGAGCATAAGACTTTTCCTGATTGGATCGTAGGCGATGGAGGGATTATTCCTTCCATAGATCCAACTGACGATGAGGATCTTGATTAAAGCCAATCGTAGGTATTTAGTAACGCCAGATCTGCAAATTCCACTACACCATTCACAAGCTACCAAAAACCTTATTCGCATGAGCAAACATGAAAAGTTTGATTATGTCTTAAATGTTGGTGATGAACTGGATATGACCAGCCAATCGCGTTGGGTAAAAAATACGAAAACTGAGTTTGCTGAAACACTTGATCAGGAACGAACTATTGCTCAAAACATTCTTTACGATCTAGGCACAACCGACATTATAAGATCAAATCATACGGATCGATTATTTACTACCTTACTCAAGGGTGCTCCCTCATTACTAGGATTGCCAGAATTGGTTTATGAAAAGTTTATGAATTATTCAGATCTCGGCATCCGATTTCATAAAAGAGCTTATGAATTTGAAAAGGGCTGGTATCTGGCTCATGGCGACGAAGGTGTTATGTCTAAACAGGCTGGTATAACTGCCCTTAATCTGGCTAAAAAATGGGGTAATAGCGTAGTTTGTGGGCATACCCATAGGCAGGGTGCAGTCCGACACCAAACTGGCTTAAATGGGCGTTATTCAACGATTTGGGGTATCGAGGCGGGTCATCTTATGGATATGAAAAATAAAGCAAGTTACCTAAAATATGCCTCAGCCGACTGGAACATGGGCTTTATTGTGCTACATTTTGGTAAGAAAGGTATGAGCGTAGATGTCGTGCCAGTCAATCACGACGGCAGTTTCAGCTACAACAAACGATCCTATGGAGTGTGAAACAGACTATATCGAGCGTACGATTGATGATCATATCGACGCAATTGAGGCTCTTGGCTTTATCTAATCGTTATAAAACACGCCGAAAAAAAGTTCGCTTATAACCTTGCTTTAGGTCAAACTTTATGTATTCACAGAAGGTCTGTGGATATGTAGGGAGCGACATGTTACTAGAAACAAAGGGCAGCCGAGAAGCTGCTTTGGAATATGCAGAGCGCGGGTGGGCAGTATTGCCTTTACTGCCTAAGAAAAAAGATCCACATTTTGACCTTGCTCAAAGAGCTTATTTATCAGCTACAACTGACAAGAAAATCATCAACTTCTGGTTTGACTATGATGAGAATATCAATCTTGGTATTGCTTGTTATACCTCAAGCCTAGTTGTATTTGATATAGATTTTCGCAACGGCGGAGTTATTGATGAACGCTTTACGCCGACTTATACAACACAGACAGGCGACGGGTA